TAATTCACGACCAATTGGGTATTCCTCACCAGCCACACCACGCATGATTAGGTCATCTTCTTTGACTGGCGTGATGCCTTCCCGTGTACTTACATGGGTTTCGCCTTTGCGCTGCTCACGGACATGAACAATAATTGGCAACTTTACGCATGGCTTCCATTCTTCACCAATCGCCACAGGCTCTTGCTTCTCTGCCTCTGCGATGGCTTGGCGTAGTGCGTCAGCGGCCCTAGTAAAAGCGTTACCCCCATGTTCAGGCAGTATTTCTAACACATCTATCGCTTGCTTCATTGCTGAGATGCTCATTTCTCACCCCTTGCTCGGATTGCTTTTGCAATTCGATTGCGCTCTTTAAGGCATATCTTTAACGCCGTTACTGACAGTGGTTCTTCTGTTCCTTCTTCACACACTTTCGCACACGCCTCACGTTCGTCTGCCCGAATCAACTCGGCAAAGTGTTCAATGTCGCCGTGCAGGGTTAGTTCATGTTCTTCGATTAGTTTAAATACGTTCATGTGTTCTTCCTTATAACAGCGGCTTCAATCGCCCTGCATATATCAACAAGGCTTCCACCCTCTAGGTTATCGTCGAGTATCTGATGAACTTCTTTATCGGTTAACTCAACTATGCCATGCCTTTTACACATTGATGCAAACCTACGCAGGTCATTCCAAGAACACCCATATGTAGATTGCTTTTTGGTAATGCCAGCGACGTCAGCCATTATCAATATCTGTTCTTTGGTTAATTCGTTGTTCATGTTCACCTCTTAACTATATAGTGGGCCGCTTCAACATGGCGGGTTATCTGAATTGCGCGCTCACGGATACGCTCGCCATAGCGGGAAAACAAACGCTCTATGTCGGGTTCATCTAACATAAACCCACCCCGCAGTATCAGTGCATCTTCTTTGCGCTTGCACGTGGCAATTTCTTCATCGCCTTCACCCACCGCATAAGTACCATCTTCGTTTTGACACATCCATCTATCGCTCATGTTTGACCACAAGAGAATCAGCGGAGTAATGCCTTCTTTCGGGATTAAGTTCTAAATACTGCTTGACCACATCCCGGGCTTGTCCTGCGGTTACATTTTGTGGAGCACATACCTTTACCCTAGCGTAAACGTCAGCCACACCTTGAACATAGCCAAGGGCAACCATCTTTGGAATAGCCTCCGAGTCGTTCATCCTAGACAACAGGCCGTTGCCATCCATAAACTCAGCACTCGCCATGCACGGGACAAACAATAAAGTTGCGATTAGTTTTTTCATAACAAAGCCTCTCCTAGGTCATTTAACATTTTTTGCTTTTCTTCTTTATCTGCTGCTTTCTTTACACGGTCAAAATACTTTGCTACAAGTTGTCTCTCTTGTGGTGTTTTAAAGGGCCACTCCCACCTTTCCCACGTTAATCCTGATGGGTGTTTATCCATTATTCATCCTCATCCATCTTCTCAAGTTCTAATTCGTAAGCCTTCGTTAGCTCCGATATATTTTCTTTACGCCGCATCCACTGATAGTTATATCTAAAGTTTCTGCGTTTGGATGATTCAAACTGTACAACTTTTTTATTCATCTCAAACATTAACTTTAATAATCTGTCACGAAACTGTTCAGGGTCAATGTCTAAAAGGTTTAGGTAACTATCAGAGTGTTGAAATAGAAAGTAAATTGCAGAGATTGCCTCATCTGTAGGTATTCGTATCCTACCTATTTTGCGTGGGGCTAACTGCGCATCCTGAACCGCTAACGCCACAACTGCCGATAGCAATCTACTATTAGCAGTGCCTTGCGCTCTGTAATCTAACTTGTACGACATGCTACCCCTCTTTCTGCAATTCAATTAATTTTTTAAGATAGTGCGCGGCTTTGTTTAAATCATCGACCCCACCTTTGCTCTGCCATCGAGAAACGTACTTAATAATGTTGCCTTCAAAATACCCAATATTGTTTGCGGCTATGTAATCCCAAGGCTGAATAGACTTATTCTTGTAATGCGTACCACCAACCTGTTCATCATTTGCGTTCATAAAAATGAAATTCTCCTTACCTTAGTTTGTTTTCTAGCCCACTTAAGAATTAGTTCATGCTCCCTAGCAGTCTTAAAAGGCCATGCCAATCGAAGCATTTCGTAAGGTACCTCATTTAGAGGAAAAGTAACCTCTTCAACCTTGGGGGTTTTCTTAGCCGTCATCTCCAGTCACCCTTTTCATTGTGCTCACAATCTTTTACATGACAAAACTTTCTACATGTGAAGTTTGGTCTTGCGTTCCATACGTTGTTTGCCATAGCAGCCTCAAGCCTTTGGATCTCGGGCAACCATCGCCCCCATGCGGTTTCTTGTATATTGTTTACAAAAGAGGCTTTGACTAAATCTTGGGCTACAACAAACACTAACCCTGCTTTTATTGACTGCACATGGGGGAAGTGTTTAAAAACTAATAGCGCCAGAAGTTCTAATTGTTTGGTATCAGCATACTGAGAAGACTTACCCGTCTTATAGTCTACAAGGTGAGCGTGGGCGTCGTCGATAATTAATAGATCCGCGATACCTCTGAACCATACGTTCTCATCACGGAATCCACAAGGTTCAAAGTCTTTAGTTAGCCCCATCTCGTACTCACACAACTTTAAGCCGGGTAACGCTTTGAGTGCATCTAGCGTCGGCTTTATAAAAGCATATTTAGGATCTAGTGACTTGTCCCCACATACATAGTCCTCGGCTGCTTTGTGAACCTCGGTGCCATAGTCAAGATGTGGAGTTGGCGGTTCAATAATATCTTTTACAATCCGCATCCGGTAATACTTGCGGGGGCACTGCTGAAACAGCGAAATGCTGCTGTACGACCAAGTGTATTTATTCGACATGACTTTTCACCGCTGCCCTCATTAGTCGCAATTCAACAATAGCCTGCTCGATTGTAGACGCTGCCGATACATAGTTGTTTCTCAATAGGTGCTCGTGGATCTCTTTTAATAGTTCTTTTACTTTTAACTCGTGAGCCGTGTAATTTAATGATGTATCTATTTTCATTGTTGTACCCTGTAATGACGCTATATTGTTGTACGCTCCAATACCCTTAACATTTACCATAACTATCTCCATATCCAATTTCACACGATAAAGGCAAAGTCTCTGCCCATTTAGGTCGCCACTTCATACACTCTGTAACATATTCTTTTGCTTCTTCCGCTTCTTCTTTTTTGACAACGCAGGCAACAGCGTCATGCACTGTCAATACAACTTTGTATCGCTTAGCAATCCGTAGCATCTGCTCACCAACTACACAACGGGCTACAGCTTGGCAAATGTTTTCCACCACCTTACCACCATAAATCTTGGTTGTACCTTTGCGGGTGTCGTAGATGTAATGCTTTTCCCACATCCCGCTCTTAGGATTTTGCTCCTCGATCACACGCAGATTCATATACTTCAATGGCAACCCACTTGGTAGGTCAAACCCAACTCCGGGAAGTAAACTTACTGCCTGTGGTTGCGTACCAAAATCAGCAGTCTTTAGGTCTTCACTAGCCAAAGCATCTAAGCATCTTTCGGCTTGCATCCACAAGTCCGGTATTCTTGGATGTACATCACGGTAGGTATTAATAATATGTTTGCAAAGGTTATCTTCTATTTCAACACCAAAAGTTTTTAGTTGTAGCTGAAACTTCTTCCATCCCATTCCATAGCCTGCCCCCAAAATGGTCGTTTTACCTACAAAACGCTCTGCAGTAGTAATACTGTTAAAGGGTTTATGGTAAATCCTACACGCCATGATCTTGTAAACATCCTCACCATCTTCAAATGAATTTACCAAATCTGCTTGCCCTGCTAACCAAGCGACAGTCCGTGCCTCAATTTGAGAGGAGTCGGCGTCGATCAGCACATAGCCGTCAGGTGGGACAATGGCGTCTTTAAGTTTTGATTTTCTTGGTAGGTTCTGAAGATTAAGTTTGTCGTCTCCACCCCATCTGCCTGTGTGTGCAGCGTAATATCGTAGAGGGACAGGGAGGCTCCCGCGCTTCGCTATTGAAATAAATCGCTCTGTCCTCGTCTCTTCTAAAGTGCTCTTTGCCCCAAGTCGAGCAGCCACTAATGCCTGCACTTCCTCGTTCGGGTGCTCTGCCAAGGCTTTAAAACCGTCGTCACTTTTGGCTAACGCTAACGCTACCTTGCCTGTAGTAAGGCTAATCTTTGTCGGGGGTAGCACGCCCAATTCTTTTAGCTTTTCAGCAAACTTTTGATTGCTCATCAATGTCTCACGGTCAGACATTGCCTTTTGAATTAGTGTTTCTTTACGGTGTTTAACTTCCCCCAAGTGCTGCTCAAGGAGCGGTAGGTCTAACTGCAACACAGGGTCGGTGAACATCTTCAAAGTTAAATCAATTAATTTTAGCTCCTTAAGTTTATAGTTCTGCTTTAGGATGTTGTAGATGTTGTAGCAAAGATCTACGTCATTGCAGCAATATTTGCCATACTGCGCTAGTTCTTCGGGGGTAAAATTCACCCGCCGTTTGCCCATAGCCATGATGACTTCGTTGCCTTTTTGTCCTACCCCGAGACGATCTGCAAGTTTTGCAAGACTGTTTGATACTTCGTTGTCAATTGCTCGAGCCATACATAACGTGTCTAACCATGCCATTGGTTTGATACCAAACTTCCAAGTAAGTATCGCGCCATCGAACATAGTGTTATGCGCCAAAACAAATGCTTCAGACCACTTAAACTTACCTAAGAAATGCATGGTCTCAGAATACGTACCGCTAAACCATTCGGTTTCGGCATCGTCAACCTTTACGCCAACCCCTATCACTTCAAAGTTATCGTCGCGGACATACTCTTCTGTGGTAATCTTCGAGAGCGAAAACTCTCTATCGTAGTACGTCTCAAAATCTATTGTTATTACCATTTTTATTCTTTTTGTGTTTTCTAAGTGCTTCTACTAACGCAGCGTGGTTAGTTACTTGGTTAGCTGCTTCTACTCGATCTTCAGTAGGTTCGTATATTATTGTTGCCAATATTAAGTCTTGCGTGACTTTGCGTTTTAGGGCACGCACTTTGCGTTTGATAAGAAATCGTTCTAAACGA